TGTTGCGCAACCCGACGCTTACGCCATTCTCATCGAACTGGTTCACGACGACAACCGCGTCCGGTAGCACATTTACACAGGCTGTTCCTGGCGTGCAGTTGTCTGCATCCAATATCCCCAGCGCCTTTGGGGTCAATCAGATTACACAAAATGGACTGATTGTGGGCGGTCAATCCTACATGCTCAGTTGCTTTATCCAGACGACGACATTGACCGGTGTCGTGGCCGCGCTCACCATCTCATGGCTCAATGCAACCGGGGGCGTTATCACCTCTCAAGTCGTTGGAGCACCAACCAGCACAAGCAACACTCGGTATGGTTTTTCGATGGCCGCACCAGCCAATGCCACGAATGCACAAGTCAGTTTGACTCTGCAACCAACCGCAAGCGTGAATAGTGGCAGTGCTACCTTTACCAATGTCCAGTTTGAGCCAATGTCCTTTGCTGGTGGCAACATGCAAATGCAGTATCCAACCCCTGTTGCGGTGACAGGGCAGCCGAATTGTGTTGTATTGCCAGACGCCACGACAATTCGGCAATACCGGTTGTTTGGTGGACTCATCACAAAGGCAACGGCTGGTGCATATATCGGCAACAATCGGCAGTGGGCGTTACAAGTATCAGGTTATGCATGGTTGCTCCAGAAGCAGCAACTCAACAATACGTACACGAACCATACGGATGCCTACATCATAGGCAACATAGTCACTACCTACTTCCCTAACCAGTTTAGTACGGCTCAGGTGGCGACTGGTGCGACCTTAGATAACTTTGCCTATGCCTATAATGGAACCGCACGTGATGCCTTTGATGCGTTGGCAGCCAATAGCAACTTTTACTACTATGTCGATCCCTACCGATCGATTATCTACCAACCACCAGGTTACAACCAACTTAGTTTTATGCTCAGTGACAAACCAGATAACGTCGCAAGTTATCCGTATTATTCGTATTCTCTGGACATTGATGGCACACAAATCGGTAATGCTTGTATTGTGACGGGTGCAACCGGTATCTCAGCGATTGAGTACGATGCGCAGAGCATTGGCTATTACAACTTAAAGACCAACCACTCAGGCATCTTCTGGCGCACCGTCAACGACAGCACAATTACCACTACGGCGGCCGCACGTCAACGCGCCATTGCCGAAAATACACAGTACAACTACGCGCGTAACATTGCCCATCTGACCACCAATCAGTTGATAATACCGGGGTACACAGTGCTGTTCAGCAGCGCCACGGATGATCTCTATGAAGAGCCAATGCTGATACAAAAAGCCACACTTATTCTCAAAGGGTTCAGGGGGATAGGTCTCCCAACCTACGAATTTCAGTGCGACCTCGGTTCGTTTAACCCCGATTTTGTCAACATCACGGTCAAGTTGCTGAGAAAGCAGTTGGTCACCACGAGCAGTGTGGGTACGCCTGTAATCGGATTGATGGTCACCGAGAGCATGACATTTGTGGATAGTGTTCAGGTCAAGCAAGTGACAGCCGTTCCCTCCACATACGGCGTGGGCGTCTACGGCGTGAGTGCCTATGCTTTTGCCATCCCAAGTATTCCCGTCACGCAATATAACGTTGGAACGTACGGAGACCCAACAAAAGGATACGCATAATGGTCAGAAGAGTTATCATCAATGAAAAAGTGAAGTTTGCCGAGGGGATCATTCGTATCCGACGCCTGCCCTTTGATACTGATGAGGAGTATCGCCGCTGGTGGTTGCCTACGACTGACGGCAAGGGCAAGATATTACGCCCTGCCAGAATGAGCGAACGAGAGAAAGAACGCTATCAGGAAGCAGAGGCACGCAACCAGATTATGAATGCTGGTAGGTCTGCTGTACTCTCATATATCGGCTCTACAAGTGGATCAACGACACAATGGGCACAGTATTTTGCGGTCGGTACTGGAGCCATTACGGCAGTTAGTCCAACGGATACAGCACTTTCAAATGAGGTGTTCCGTAAGATTCCAGCTAGTTTCTCGGTAAATGGGACTTTAGTAGATATAAACATACTATTCGGCACAACAGACGCAGTAGTTACCATGACAAACTGTGGGCTATTCGGGGCAGGTGCGACATCAACGTTAGGGTCGGGCACAATGATGTCGCACGCATTATTCGCATATTCAAAGGGCAGTTTTAGCATCGCGGTTGACTATGTCATAAATCTTTTATAGGAATGGTTATATACAATGCAAAGCAGATCACTTTACACCTCTACGTTGGTGTGGCGTCATCTCTTCCAACAATTTAGTGTGCTTCCTCCTGTTGCATTTGTGATGCGTAACTTTGACATTGTTTTCAGCGTGTACCCCTCCACGAGACAAGGGAATGACATGATCAAAATCTATCTTATGGTCCTCTCGTATCTCACCATCGCAAATGTAGCACCAGCAATTATCACGCTCAAGAATATGAATGTAATCAACTTTCTGCACCATTGCTGCCATTTTACGTGCTCTATGTCTAGCAAATATTGCATTTGCTACCAGTCTATTATCATTAGTCCACTTTTTAACAAGCTCACGGTGTCTTGCTTTATTATTTTCATACCATTGCTGGTTGCCAACCAACTTCTTTTCCTTGTGTTCAGGTTCAGCGTAATATTTTCTGCTGCGGACATTTGTGCACTCCTTGCATTTGCCGCTATAACCACTTTTATTTTCTCCGTCTTTAGGAAAGTCATTCCACGGTTTTTCAATCTCGCATTTTATGCAAATTTGCCCTCCATTAACTGGCTTAGGGAGTGGAACAGATCTTTTTCTATGTCCTGTTTTGTATTCATACTCATTGTGGTAGGTTCTAGAGCATTCTTTACAAATGAGACTCAATCCATCTCTTCGAGCGGATTCTTTATTGAAATCATCTTTAGACTTTTCTTGATGGCACTTATGGCATACTTTGCCACCATTTTGAGGAAGTGGAACTTTTTGAAAATGGGTCATGTACCCTTCAGACTCGATCACACAGATCTTACATCTCGCAGTGCGTCCAAGAGTACCAGATCCTTGTTTATAAAATTCATCAATAGGCTTTTCAGCATGGCATTTAGAACAAATCTTTGTGGTATCAGGTGGGAGATTCTCGAATTCTTTCAACCGTTGTTGGGCGCGTTCTTTCCTACGAGGTTTTTCACATTCCTTGCACCTTGGGCAACCATTGAAGAAATCGGTCAGAGGCTTTTCAGTATTGCAATCGGGGCAAACTTTTGTAGTCGGATTCTGGGGATCATGATATACTGCGGACATAGTTATGTGCCTCCAATTCAGGTATGTAACTCAGGCGTGGGAACGTGCTTACAACGCGGTCTCATGCCGTTTTTTATGCCCTCTTATTATACCTCAGCCACATCAATTTGTACACAAAGAAGTACCACTATGTTGTTTAATACCTGTTTTGTTCATAGTTAAAGGAGAAATAATAAATTGTCGCTCTATACGGTCTCATCTGGGACCACCATTGAACGTTAGTGGCTTCAGGGAGTAATCCCTGTCGAAGAACCTCTCTGGATACGGTGAAAGCCCCAACGCAGACGCAGTGGGTAACCCCGTGGGAAGCATAGCAATGATGCTAGTGCACCCGTAGAGATCAAGCGAGAGGCTCCTATCAATGACGATAGGATGATGCTATGATCCGACCCTTGCAGGAATGTAAGGAGCTAGATGGAAACAGTCTAGCCCGTTCTTTTGAACGAGTAACAAAAGTGCAATGCAAATGATGTCAATCAGTTGGTGAACTAATCGCCCTGCTCCTCAGTGATGGGGAGTGTGTACCGCGTGAATTGCTGGGAAGCTAAACAGAAATGTATGCCAATCAGCAGCCAAACCAATCAGGGATGGTTGGAAGGTTCAGAGATCAGGTCATGGAGTCCAGAACGGACAGTAAAGGCCCACGAGTGCGCGGGGACTCTCAATAGGGAGTCCAAGATATGATCCGATACTCCTTGAAAACGAGGAGAGTGCAGGATAAAGAGCCTACACAGAACAAATGGAATGTACTCCAAGCGCCTTCGGGTGCGCAGGAGGTCGGCGTGTACTTTCTGGCAGGCAGTGGCTACACCACCAGTGCTGTCATCTCAGAGTACTTTTTGACGCGCTCACGAGGCAGCGCACCAGTCAGCCTGACAGTGGACACAAGTATCCAATCTCCAACATCAGGAATGGGGACAATCGCAACTGGACAGTTAACCAGCAGTGGTTTCCAGATCTATGCATTTACGACAGGAGCATCAACCAACGCACGAGCAGGCGGAGTTTGGACAGTTCAGTACTGAGTTTTAAGGACAAAACATAATGTTATATGCAATCGACGCACAGGGGAATATCGCGTGGCACTGTCACAATCCCACGTGCCGCTACCATAACTGTCAGGGATGGCACCCAGGGACCAACTGCGACCATCATGGCGAGTCACAGCGTGGACAACCAGCAGGTGAAACTATCACGGCACATATCAGTGATCCTGGAGTGCAGCATACAAGTGAAAATGAAATCATCCTGCCGCCATGCCCTGGTTGTTTGGAACGTGGCGTCATCAGCCGTACAACGGTTCTGGTGCATTCTGATGCACAATTGACGCCACCAGTCATCACCAAAGATGAGCAGACTGGCGAGATTCTACAGGTTGCCCCTGCCGATCACCCTGATTTCTCGTGGTCACTCTGGCGTATTGATGCTGATGTGATCAAAAAGCAGGTCAAGCATCCGAGCGTTGACCATCTGACTGTTTCCCAGATTCAAGAGTTACAGGCAGACATCAAAAATAAAGCACCAAACCTGCCAACAGAAGGATTGCTCACGGAGGTCACCACACTCAAAATCAACGGTGTCGTGCAGCATCCAGCAGTGCCGTTGCATCGTGTGTTGGCTGATCAACTTAAAGCCGCTGGTAAGGTCTATCAGCCAACACCAGACCCGATACCAGAGCAGGTTTACACACGAGCACAGATGGAAGAACTCATCACGACGATCTTACAGCAGCATGGTCTGATCACCTCACCACGTTTACCAGCAGCACCGCCATCAACCGACCAACCTAATAGTTAGAACTGAATAGTATGGACAATACCAACTCACACAATCCAAATACACCAATACCATCATTAGTACCTATAGCAACAAGCAATGCAAACACAATGAATATACAACCAGACTTCAACACCCTGACGTACAGATTGGATGGCATCGAGAAACAATTAAATACATTGCAAGGTCAACTCCAGCATTATGTGCCAGTACGGGAGAATGAGTTGCAACTTCGGAGCATCCAGGACTCTGTACGCGATATCAAAGATGACGTTAGCGAAATACGCAAACAAATCAATGACATCACGCAAAGTATCAACGCACAGCGGGAAAGTCAGGACAAACTACAAATCAGGGCACTCTATGCCATCGTGAGTGTGGTGATCATCATCTTTACGGGCGTGGCCGTGTACTGGCTCACGCATCTCATGGGATAGAAGGAGACAATGAATAAGACGATTATCTACCAGCGGGTCGCACTTGTCGTAGCAGTGGTGCTACTTCTACTGCTGGTAGGAGCACAACTCTTGCCACTCATATACAACGTGCCGTCGCTCGTTGTCCAGACCACACTCCAGGGCACACGAGCACAACGGATAGCCAAGGATGCTTTGGTGTTGGAATACCGTCCTGCTGGTGAGCATGCGCAGGCGATCAACGAAATACAGAACTCACTGCCGATCTGGGAAGCGCAACAGACGTACCTGAGTACCCTCCAGAGTAGCGCCGTGCAAACTTTGATGGCACAGGCACAACCCGACTATCTGGCCATCGATACAGCTGCACGCAACCTATTAGCACATACCAATGACACAACGCAGACGAATATCATTGTTCAGCACGAGCGCAATTATACGTTGGTCATGAACCAACTCTCGCAACTCATTCAAGACCGTATTCAGGAGTTCAAAGTCGATGTCATTATCATTCAATGCGTGATCACGGTCCTGGAACTGGCAACGGTCGTGGGATTATTCCTGCTCACACGACAATCTACAGTACAGAAAGAGGCAGCCTCATGACAGGATATGCAAACGCGACATGGATACCATCGCCATTTTTTACATCCGGTCGCAATGGGTATACACCAAAATGGCTAATCTTACATGGCACAGCTGGTGGATCAAGTGCGCAAAACATAGCGGCATGGTTCCAGAACCCACAAGCACAGGTGTCTGCCCACTACATCGTTGGTCAAGATGGTGCAGTAGTACAATCTGTGGATGAGTCTAACTGGGCATGGGCCAACGGAGCGCTATCCGCAGGACATGATAACTGGTGGTCAGACTCAGTAAATCCTAATTGGATCACCATCTCTATCGAGCATGTAAAACCATCAACCAGTAACAGCGATACATTGACAGCAGCCCAACAATCGGCATCATTCAAGCTCATCAAAGATATCTGTACCCGTTGGAATATTCCGATGCAAGCAGCGAATGCCAGCGGAGGGATCACCGGGCACTATTCAATAGACCCCGTTAACCGTAGCGACTGCCCTGGTCCTTATCCATGGACGCAACTATGGGCATATCTCAACGGTACATCAACACCATCACAAGGAGGCACAACTATGTCTATCCCCAACGGGTGGAGTGACAATGGCACAATCCTCAAAGCGCCCAATTGTCCCTACGAAATCACGCAAGGCTTCAGATCCTACATCCTTTCTCACACATGGGATAGCGCCAACATTCCAGTCGGTTCTGCTCAAGGTCTCAATCCGCTGGAACTTTCTAACACGTCTCTTGGTAGTGGCACACGACAACTATTCCGCTGGTCTGCATTAGAATGGACGAGCAAGGCAGGCGTGTTTGAGGGATGGATTGGTCAGGAGTTGGCAACGACGGTAGCCCTACTGAACAGGACACAGAACGATCTCAAAGCACTACAAATATCATGGAATGACGTTGTTGCCAAGAAAAATGAGTTAATCAGCACAAATCGAACTCTCACCTTGCAACTCTCACAAGCACAGCAGCCATCTGGGGACGTAACTCAGTTGCAGCAACAAATAGAGGTGCTCAAGCAGCAGAACGCAACACAGGCAGCACAAGTACAGGCTTACTACAACAAACTAACCCAGATCGGGGTATCAGCCACCCAAATCGTGACGCTGGCAAACACAAAGTAAACACGTGAAATACATGTTATCCATTTGTTCCTACATTGAAAAGGATTTGTCTATTATGAACACCCAACAAGCCATCTTCTCTATCCTTACTGTTCTTTTACCGATACTCGGTACAACCCTACCCGGCATCTTCAAGCAGGACAAACTCTCGGCACAAGCCAATGATCTTATCGCTATCATCATCATCCTTCTCGCCAGTGGATTGCAGGCATGGAGTGAGAATCAAATCCACCTGGTCAATCCGTATCTGGACTTCATTGTGGTGTTGGCTGGCATCAGTTCGCTTCTCGCTGGCCCAATGAAAAATATCGATGTCTATCTTCAGAGCAACGTCGGTCTCGGTTCTAAATCTGCTCCTGTACCCGCAACACCAGCACAGAGCGAACTGACCACAATGCTCAACGGTCTCGTCTCGGTCTTTTCGCAGCATACGCAACTGCTGGCAACACTCATTCCGGTGTTACAATCCCTGCAACCGGCACAGAGCGTACAATCTGCTCAGAATACGCCTGTGAGCACCGTAGCGCCTGCTATTCATGGACCGAGCACCATTGCTGCTACCTCAGCAGTACAGCCCTCTGCTGATGGCGT